ACAAAAACAGGTGGTTCCTACTGGATAGCCTGTGTTTGATGCTATTTCTGAATAATTGGTATCAGCTATTTGTAAAACTTCTCTGCTTAATGATGGCCACATTATTAATACCTCGCCACGCGTAAACGCCAGTAGGTCGCGCCTGTTACACCTGTTGGCACCGCCTTGATATTTCTTACACTGCCAAGAACATTTACACGGTTATAATCAGCTGTGGCAACACTAAAGCCAGTACCGTTTACAATTGAACCGTAATTTGTCCCGTTCTCTGAAGCTGTTAAAGTACACGTGCCGGCCGATGGGGTAACTAAACTGCCAAAGCCAAGATCATCGCTGAACTCTATATAAACATAGCACAAACCAAACTGTGTAGGCATTGCATCTGTAGTTATTGTAGTAGCTACAGTGGCTCCCGTTGTAACAAATATTTCTGGAACTCTACCTGAATATAACATATTTCACCTCAATTGATGGATCTGCATTTTTCTAACCAAGCACCTGCATCACTACAGTATACCAGAGTCAGAACGTCATTGGCTGTTGTTACAAAGTCCGCAGCACCTGCCAATAAAATACTTGCGTAACCAGTTGGGTTGCTTCCATTGTTATTCTTAACTGTTTTTGCTTCGCTAAATATCAGCGTTATCTCACAGCTGTAAACAAGCGGAATTTGTATCCATTTCAAATCAGCTGCGCCGGTAACATAAATCAAGTTACCGCTTGAATGTGGCGTTATGTTTAATCTGAATGTGCCTTGTGATGTTTGTGCATCAGTTGACATATATTTAAGAAATGCTGGTATATCCCAATTAACATAACCAGAAACATCATCGCCGCTTGTTGTCCCAACTGCCCACTTAGACGGACTTATATCCGTTTCCATGTTACCACGTACGATAATATCACCATTCTGAACTGCATCTTCAATTTCAAGTATATTCCCGCCGTTATTATGGAAAGCGCAGCTGTCTAACGTTAATACGCCGTTGTTTGCATCGTTGTATTTCCTGATTGCTGATTGAGCAACAAAGTTAAACACAGTATTAAGCATGGACACAGCACCAACAGCATCATTGCCAGCTGAATAAATTCCAACCTGAACATCCGACGCTGCTTGCGTACATTCGACGGCATAGATGCCACTGAAATAGCTTGTGCCGGTTACAGAACCGCCAGCAGAAGGCCCGCTAATTGCCTCAATCTGTACGTCACCATTCCAATCATTGCCATGAAATGTGAAAGTGTTAGCAGTTTCGTTTGTTGATGCCGTTACTGTAATTTGATACAGTCCATCAAGATCAGCATACCCTCCTGAAGCTTTTGTTCCGTTAATATTTAAGTTACCAGCACCGCCAGGCGATTGAGTAGCGCATACACCCTCCACATCTGCTGTATATGATCCAATCTGCATATTTTTAAACAAGGATGCATCAAAACCAACCTCACATGTACCATATATGCGATCTGGCGAACACGACACAGATGTAATCGTTTTATAGTATTTTGTTGTTTTTACTGTATTTGCAATGGGGCCTGATAATGTTTCACTTTGCGCATTATCATCTTTATCTGTTCCGGTTACTGAAAAATAATTTGCACCATTGTTAGATGCTGAAGTAATTGAAACTTGATAGGCAAAATCAAGCGTGGCCACACCAGCATCAGCAAAGGCACCATTTATGGTTAATGCCCCAGCCGATGCAAGCGTTTGTGATAAGCAAATTCCATTAGGATCACTTACCGGATTTGATGCAATATTTCCACCTATAATGGTCAACGCGCCTTTAAAGTCGTTTGTTATATCATCAAAACCAGCGGCTGAAGAAAACAGAATATCTCTACCTTCCGACCCTCCGTTGCCTTCAAACCAGCAGTTAATCAATGCTAATCCTGTTATTCCATAGCGTACACTCATACCAACGCGGCTTGCTTTCCCTTGGCAACCAATCAATGTTAAGTTTTTGTAAAACTTGGTTATACCGGTAGAAAACTTGTTTCCTAAATCCCATGCAACGTCGAAGTTATTACACGTTACATCCTGGAATATTTGATCACCACCGCCACGGTTTTTCAAAACGCCATCAGCTATGGTTGTAGGCTTAAGCCATATCCCCTTACCTTTCCCTGTACCTAAGATAAAGCATGATCTAACAGAGAAGTTATAAACAACCTGCATAAACAGAGCGACACCTTCGCCATCATTAAAAATGACTACACGTTCAATAGTGCATGCTGTATTTGTTTGTGACAGATTAACAAGCCTGTCTGATGTTTCACCGACTATTGCTAAATCACGAATAGCAACATTCCGACAAGTTGTCGCGTTGACAGGATTAAATACTAATCCGTCTCCAGTAGTATCAGCGTACTTTAAAACGCTTCCAATGTAGTTACCATCACGTGCATTTGTATGATCACCACACCCTACGCCATGCAATGTTATACGCCCTTGGCTAAAAGTCTCTGTATTAAAATCTGGGTTGATTTCTGCGTCATAGCAGAAATATAAAGTACTGTGTAAATATACACCTTCAGGTATGTGTAATGTCCCGCCACCGTTGTTAGACAGCCAGTTAATTGCAGTTTGAATGGCTAACGTATCGTCTGTTACCCCATCACCTGCCGCGCCAAAATCTTTTACTGTTGGCCCTAAATTCCTTAAGGCATTGTATACAGTAATTGTTGTTGCTTCAGCATCAAATGTGTACCCGATTAATGCAGAACCTCCAGCGCCGCCTAACAATCCGGTTATAAAACCGTAATCGGTTGATGTTGGTGCTGTAAATTGTAAAACGCCGTTTTTATCTCGCATAGTGCAAGAAAAATCAGCCGATACATAAACTATTGCAGGCGCTCCATTGCGTGCCGGATAACCGTTTATAGTGCGTATGGGCTGTAATGCAGGTATTGTCCCCGCCTTGTCCCAATAAACAGAAATAGGATTAGTTTCAGGATTTGTATTAATAGCACCGAAATATAAATAACCACTATCAAGCGGATTGCCATCACTCCCTGTAAATACTTTATTGTTTGCACTTACTGAAAACATTACTCTTCCTCGCTTGTAGATGATACAGGTTGCAATGCTGCGCTAACCCATCTTTCATAATTTTTTAAATCGCGTTTCATGCCAACTTGCTTCGCGTAATTATTCCACGTCTTTGACGTTATGAGCTTCATTATATCGCGTTTTGTTGGCTTTTCTTTCACTGCATTGATAGCTAAATCTGCAAATTCTTGTGATTTTAAAAGGTCATTTACGGCCTTCATTTTACTGGCAGAATCAACGTTAATTGCCTTTGCAGCTGCGTTAGCTAATCCGGTAGTCATACTACCTGCGCCAATCAAATTCCCACCCTTAGCAACAGTATAAAGCCCGCCATTAACCACTTTTTCAATCAGGTTGTTAGCAGTGATTGAATTGGTTAAAGCCTGCATTGACTTTCCTGTTGTATCTTTCCTTGCTGTCGCTTGAGCTATTCGATTAGACACAATATACAAAGAGCGTAAAGTTTCATCGGCACCCTTTGGCATTTCAGCAATAATAAGATTGTAAATAGCCGGATTTTCTCTTAGCTGCCTGTACATATCAGCATATTGATTGAATCCAAACATCCCCTTAGTTGGATGCGCTCTCGATGTTGCAGCGCTTAACAATGCAGAACCTAACGCCTCGCCGCGCATTGACTTAGGTATAACCGCCAATATTTTATTCAATGCCGTTACATCGCCTTTCTTCCCGCCTTCTAATGAGGCCTTGATTGACTTTGTAATACTACCGTTAAGATTAGTGCCATAAACTGATATTAACTTATCCTGTAATTCTGCTTTCTTCTTCCATATTTGATCCGCTCTTTTCATATCCTTAACGAGCATTTCCCCGCCTTCAGTAGCCGCAACATTGGCTGTTTTATCCTCTGATAAGGCTGCATAAATACGCTTTAAACTTGCGTCATCCATAGTTGAATAAGGAGAATTCCCACCACGCATAGCCTTTCCTATCATGCTGCGCTCTGTAGATAATTCGGCATAAGTAGGTGGAATAACACCCTCCTTGCCTGTATTCTTGTATCGCTCAACCAAATCAAATATTTGATTGTCTTCGCCTTTGGTTCTTATGCCCGGGCGTTCAATCTTTATCTGTTCAACTAACTGAGTTAAATTATCTAATGATGCAGGCGTTTCAGGCTTGATAGAATCATCAACCTTTTTGTATAACTCTTCTGCACGATTACCCATGGCTTTTAAAGAGCCATCCAACGTGGTAAACACTTTAGTATTTACACCGTCCAAATCACGCGTAAAGCCTAACCCTTTTAGCAGTGTATCGGCATCGCTCGCAGCTCGTTCTATCGCCCTGTCAAAGTTTAATTCAGCATCACTTGACCTTATTGATCTTTCCTGACCTGCCAATGATTTTATAAATGGATTGTCGCTTAATACATCTAATGGGAGATATAAGCCTAAATCATCGGCAGCTTTTTTCGCTTCCTTGTTCACATTTGTGAGCAACGCTAATTCACGGGTAGCTTTTTCATCACCTGAAGCAGCTTTCTTTAACAAATCACCAAATGCCGATTGTTGATCAGCACCGCCAATGCTTTCAATTTGTTCAGGCGGAAGTTTAGCTTCAGTTATTGCCTCTTTAGCAACAACGGGAATATCAGCGGTACCTTTGCCAATATTACTTACAGCCGGAATTGCACCACCTAGAGCGCCAGCAGTTGCTACCTGCAATGGGTTAAACTCGCCACCTGTAGCCGCTTGTAATCCTTCTATTCCTGCCTGCAATCCGCCTGATTCAATAGCACCAACCAATGGAGAGGCCATCTTGCTTGCTACCATTACAGGTATTCTACCTGCCAATCCAGCCCCCATTTCAGCAATAGCACCGCCACCGCGAATAGGATCTTTAAACCATCCTGGCTGAATTACATACTCTTTCCCGTCCGATGGAGATTGCATAACATAATTTCCCTTTGCATCCTGTCTCACAGCAACATTAGGGAAGTTAGATTGTACAATCTGCGCTATTTCTTCAGGGCTTGAGAATGCAGCACCTAACGCAGTTTTAGCAGCAGGCATCATGCCGTTAGTCATTTGCGCCATTTCTGGCATATCTGCCCAATTGCTCAAGGCTTGTGTTTCAGGCGTTTGCAAGCTTTCGCCAGTGACCTTTCCAACAAAACCTTTCAGCGGTGTTACTTGTTCTTCTTCGGCTTGCACTTCCGTTTTGAAGTATGCATATTTTTCACCTTTTGCCCTTGCGTTTTCAACAATAGATTTTAATTGTGGGTCATCCTGCGCAATATTATCAGGGATATTACCTACACTTATGCCGTCTTTTGTTTCAATAATGTAAGGCATTAAAAATCACTCTTAATTATTTTCTGTTTGGCAGTACCTTTTGTAAACTGCTCAAACTCTGAAATTCTTGGCGCTACAAATGCTTTTTGATAATCCTCAAAGCCCATACCCGCTTTAACCGGAATTCCATTTATAACAGTTTCTTCTTTAGCTCTTCCCATACTTTTATTGGCATCTATCCAATCTTGTTTGGCCTGTTCAGCAAGTGAAACATGTTTACTCACTACAGCAGCTTGTCTTAAATATTCGGCCAATACTTCAGGGCTTGCATTTTCAGAGGGAAAGCCTTTCATGAATAACTCAATATCCACGTTAGATGCAGGCTTTGGTATATTCTTTGAAGCTATCATATTTTTCATTGTTATATATTTTTTCTGTAACAATGTATAACTGTCTTCATTCCCTGTTTTTTCTTTAAGCCATTGGTTAGCCGCTGTTTTAAATCCGCCTTGAACATCTTTAACCTGTGAAAACTGATTAGCTAAATCTAAAGCGGCATTAGCAGCTTGGTCATTTTCAATCCTATCTAATGCCGATTGTGAATAAACCTTTTCCATAGCTGGCGGTATCTGTGCCATTTCCTTTTGCATTTTTTGGTAATCCATCAACGCCTTTTCTTTATCGAGAATTAACCGCTGATTAGAATTAGTAATATCGTTGTAAGCTTTTTTAGTGGCAGCATTCTTAGCCGCGATTTCAGCCGCTGATAATTCGTTTTGATTTTCAGCAAGTATGGCTTCCCTATATGCCTTGGCTCTTTTTTCTTGCAATTCAGGAATAAATGTTTGTTGCTTCCGGTACTCATCTTTAATCTTTGAGTACCTTTCACCATCAACCGACATCAACTTGATTTTAGTGGACGCAAGAACATCATTCACATCACCGGCTTCAAGCGAAACCTTCATATCTTCCAATTCTGTAAAATCTTGGCCAGCATTTTTCTTTGCTTCAATCCTTCCGTTCAGCAATTCTAATGCAGTATCTTTTCCACCGTTTGACAATGCGGATTCGAGTTTTAAACCAAAACCAAATTGTTCTTCCTTTTGGCTTTTATCCAATACATTCCATGACTCTTTGAACGCATCTTTAAACTGTGGATACTTCGATATAAGCACGCCTGCTTTGTCGGCAGTAGGATTGCCCCAATATTCTGACATATCGGCTTTAAATTGAATCTCTGTTTGTTTGGCGGCTTCTTTTGCCGCCTGTTCTTCTTCTCGCTGTCTTGATTGCTGCGCGAGATTACCAAACATTGCACCAACTTGCAGGCCTTGCAAAAGGTTTTCAGTAATGTTTTGCTGTGGCATCAGGTAATTAATAGGTTGCATTAAAACATCCCCCCAGCTTTAGCACCTGCAAACATACCGCCAATGCTTAACATATCGCCAAACATTTGCCGCTGTTGATTGCCCGCCGCCAACTGACCTCCAGCTATAGCCGCGCCTTGTTGCTGCATGAGGTTTGCAATATTACTGCCTACATTCAAACCAGCACTGGCCTGTCCAGCTGCGGAAGCCTGACCTAATTGGCTTAGGCCGCCTAGATTCGAGTATTTTTGCTGAATCAACTGATTAAGGATGTTAGGTCTATATTGAGCCAATGCGCCTTGTACATCGCCACCACGTAAACCACCCGTAGCCGAAGCATTTTGAAGAATTGAGCGCTCACCTTGCTGAAGCATTGCTGCCAATTCAGGCGAGTTTTGAATCTGATTTATTGCGCTGGTTTGTGCCGCATCGCCACCCAAACCCAATAGGTTTTGTTGTGCTTGTAGTCCTGTAGTGCCGGCGTTTACATAAGGCATCATCAGGCTAACCATTTTATCAAACTGCCTGCGCTGCTCCTCGATGCCTTGAGTTGCCGAAGCTGCCTGTGTTGCCGCCGCATCTTTTGCCGCTTGCGCAGCAGCATCAGAACCTGTAATTGCACCGATTATTGATTTGCCAGTTACTGCATCACGAACATCTGTAAAAATACTCATTTAACACACCTGATTTTATGCTTTATATTTTAGCACATTTTACGATTTTAACCAAAGAGCAACATATCCACCCGTAACACCTAACGCACACGTTACATCGCATTGTGTAGCTGTTTTTGTAATGCCTACAGGCGATCCATAAATAATATTGCCAGTTTCAGGCGCGCCGATTACAGTATAATTCGCATCAGGAAAAGCAACAGGCCATGTAATCGTATCTGTATTTGCTGACCATGTGTAATTGAACCGCGCCTGAATAAAACATAAATTGTTATTGTCTTTATCTGTTATCTTTAGCCAGTACCCGTTAGCGTTTGAACCTGTTGTAATCTTGGTTATAGATGCAATCAAAGTTAGCATCGCATCGGTAACATAGCGCTTGTTTGTGCTATCAGCTATATCCGCTGTTGTCGCATCGGAACCACTAACAACTAAACCCTTTTCATCGTAGGTTATCTTGGTTTTAGTAGCGCCGGTTATATCTGCATTCTTTGTAACTTTATCGTCAATCAGTTCAGGTATATCTGTAAATACAGCAGTTTGGATGCTTTCAAAAACCTTGATAGTCTCATGGTTAGGCAAAAACTTTGCTAACTGATTCCTGGTTAATGGCGATATTCTTTCAGGCATTTAATGGTTCCAATGTTATCTCAAGCCGCGCAATTGATAAGCGCGCATCACTATTACCATAAAATTTTTGCATTCTGTAGTTACGCATAGTTCCACATCTAAACCATTTAATCCTTTTGTCTCTTTGGCCTTGAAGTCCGCATATAATCGGCCTTTCTTGGCTCCATATTTGACCATCGAGGCTGTACGTCATCCAGATTGTTGGCGTATCTGTTAAATTAACACGCCCGGGCAATCCAACTAACTCAACATCGTGGAATATTGCTCCTCTACCCTCGTTATAAATTATCTGCGTGCCAAATTCCCATCGAACACTATCACCGTAATGATTCGATACAGTTTCGGTTAAATATCCCAACCTGTTAGCTGTAGGATCACCGCAAATCCATTTGTCATAACAGAAAATCATATTACGGCATTTGTAAATATCTGTTCCTACACTGGCCGATGAAAGAATGAACCAAACAGGCGTAGAAAGCGCTTGGCTTGTCGCTACATCATAGACTAACGTCTGGTCTTTTAGATGCACATAAAGAAATTGGTGGCCGTTTATAGCCATTGCTTCAAGTATTACGCTCGACAGTTCAAGTTCGTTATACTTGCCAATGATTATATCTATTTCACGCGTGCTGATTTTTGTCGTATCGGCATTAGATCCAATCCAGATTGCAGGCGATTCATTACGGCCACTACCTAAAAATGCAATTGACTCAGCATATACGCATGCAGTCCTTGCGCCCAATGTACCGCGCTGCATTTGTGCGCCTTGAATCCTTCTAAACGGAAAACCAGAACCACCTACATTCTCGAACACTTCTATTGTGTAACGGTTTAACGCATAAACCTCAGAGCGCAAACGTAAAAGCTGCTTAATTGGATCTGGATCAGCTTCAGAGCTGCCATAATTCAGAGGATTAACAGAAAATGGATCGTTAATATCTGTACAAACAATATAACCTCCATCGGTTGTTAGGAAATAACCATCAATCCAAACAAAGGAATTAACTATTCCTAAATCAGGATCAGTTACCTGTGCAAGTGTTACACCATCATATAGGAAGAATTTACCGTTTGAAGATACGGCAAGATAATCAAACGAATAATCAAAAGTAACAGTGCCAGATATTCCAACATCACCAATGATTACAATGTTTCCTGAATCAGATACTCTAACTAATTTACTACCTATTACCCTGTATAAAACGCCATTCCAGTTTATTCCGCCTCGATCTATTCCATCGGTTGCGCAAAACTGAATAATACCCTCGGCCGGTTGCAAATAACCCTGATTAATCCCCGTACTTTTAGGCACAGGGATCATATTCACTGGGTAGCTTGTCCTGAAGTCTGAATTTTCATCCGTGTATATACCCGATAAAATAGGTATTTGCATTTAATACCACGCTTTGACTTTATATACATTCAGGGTAATAGGTTCGTTTGCAACTTCGCACGACATAGCAAAAACAATATCATTCCTAACACTGCCATCAAAATCCACTTCGGTAATGGCTGAAGATGATGCGCCATAGCCTGCATTGTTTAATGGAGACGCATAAAGCTTACCATTCGCCGCCATAAATGATTTATCAATAACAAGTGAAGCGCTTGTAGTTGCTGTGTAATCCAGTATCGTTTCGCCTCCTAAAGTAATTGACACAATCTTATCGTTAGCACTTGAAACCATTGTATAAACAGCAAATATATTCATGTACCCGTTATAACCAACGCTATCACCTAACAGCGGCTTAGTGGATACGTTAACGGCATCGCCAGCTACAGATACAGTAGGAGTTCCGAATCCTGTGTCATATGCATACTCAATGGTTATTTCTACGCCTGTTGTGTCAGAATCCAGTGCAGTTATTTCATAGAAGCCATTCACACCTGCATCATCCCATTCAACATAGATTGATGCCCCAACAGAAACGGCAGTAGTTAATCCATGAGCGCCGGCACTAACAAGTTTTACGCTTCCTGAATCATCTTCATATGTCAATGTGGTAAAAGTATCAGCAGCAGCAACAAACTTTAACCCATCGTCATAGTTAATATCTTTGGCCCTTGTTTCTCTCAGCTTAGGATTAACACTTATGGAGTATTCAACTTGCGCACCGTTTGAAGTAACCCTAACCACTCTATCAGCAGCAAATGGCCCTAACGTCACCGCCTCATCATCAAGGCGCATAACCTCATAAAATCGAGTAGGATAAGCGCTTGGCTCTGTACTGTACTCGATTATTGTCTGGCCTTCGCCAAAGCTTGATAACGATATTAACTCGCCAACAGGTACAGTTAATGATTGCTGTGCGTTTGCTTGTATATACATATTAATTCACCCTGTACCATGAAGAATTTACTGCGCAATATTTTAACGTAAACGTACCGTTAGCCGCTAAAGCAGTAGGGCCACCGGTTACGGTTTTGGCGCTTGATATTGTCAATGTTGTAACTATTTGCGTACTGAAAACCATTACTTGTTGATTATCTGTAGGAGATGTTGGCAATACAATCGTTCCTGTAGACATGGTTCCTGTAGGCGTTAATATCAGCCAATAATTATCTGTCCCATCGGTCACAGTAGCTGTAAAGCCTGTAGATGATGGAGAGGAATATACCTGGACGTATTCGCTAACATATCCAGTTGTGTTAGCAAGTTCATTGACTTTACTAGCCAATAAAGTAACTGATATTCTTTGAGAATTTCCGCCATTGCTTGACCAAAAAGGTATGGCATCCCCTGCTTCTATCGTATCCGCTACGGGTAATTGCTGTATTGTACTCATATCAAATCTAGCTCCGCGCTGCCATCAACATCAACCGAATTGACTGGTTGCTGTGTGAATGGATAATCAATGTTTTTACTACCTGCACCAATTGGCATAATAGGCAGTTGCATTTCTTTTACTTGGCTATAACGTCTTAATAATTCCAGATAAGATTCACGCGCTACTTGCTTAACATCTTGCGATAACTGCTTACCAAATGAAGGCGCTATTCTAATTCCCAGGTTATACACAATTGCCTGAACAGCTAACGATGGAGCGTTAGACTCATCGCTAGTGCTAATATTTTGTGGATTAGTAGAAACAGGGTAGCCAATGTGGATACCTAACGAATCCCATGAAGACATCATAGAATCAAGCTTTCTCGCCGCGCTTTGTAAATCACTAGGCGTTAAATCAAAAACAAATGAAGATAAGCCAACAACGTCAAAAGCTTCATTTATTAATTGCAATTTCGTGTAGCTCATAAAATGAACCTAAAGAGAAGTAAAAAGGGGCTTTCGCCCCTCTCGTTAAGCTTGACCGAACAGTATGATTCCAGACATTTCAGGCTGTTTATTTACTACGCCAAACAGACAGTCAAAGCGGAACTTATACTTCATGGTATTAATGTCGTATTGCTTCTGCATTACAACCTCAATACCTTGTGAAGTGGTAGAGCGCATAATCGCAGCTCCAGCAGAGGTATCAACAGCATAACGGCCTGGCAGGATCTCTATGGCATCTTTTTGCCAGAAAGGGTTCATGCTTGCAGTTGTGGTGTTCAAGAAAGTAATTGCAGCACCGTTTGCAGGCGTAGCAGTTACGTTCTGGTATTGTGCTTCTGCATCTGTTGACCCACCGTTAGAAACAATTGCAGGACTAATGGTCACTGTTCCAGAACCACCAGCACCGGAAACTATTGCAGTGATACGGAAAGTTTTCAATTGCCCGGTAGATTGTTTGGTAATTGGGTGAACAGCGTACACGTTAGCAATAGTGAACGCGTCGCCAACTTTAACAGTACCGCCGCCAACAGAGATTATCAGTGATTGAGTACGGTTATCGACGTTTGAAACCTCGCCAGTGCCTGCGGTAGATGTAGCGGCAGGGGTATGGTATTGGTTAGCTCCGTTTACAGTAACAGTCACACCAGCTTTTGCAGTCAATGACAGGGCATAATCCATTTTGAACGTGTCAAAGCTTGATACTTGACCAAGATATGCGCGCTCATACGCTGAATCAGTTTTACGGTTGCCAAAGCTACGCGATGCAACAGACAGATTGTTAGCCATGCCGTTATAATCGCGGCTTGACAATGCAATGCAACGATCATAGTTAGGAACGCCGGTTTCATTAAACAACGCATCACACTGCGCAATATCATCAAAGCCGGAAGCAGCCGTGGTGCGTTTAACAACAGCGGTACCTTGATACGCGGCAACAGTCATAATGGCTTGGTTAATGTCAGAGGCCAGTTTTTGTTTTGCAGCTTGGCCTAAACGGTTTTCTTGCAAGGCATCGCGCAATTCCATAGCATCCATGATAAACGGAACAGATTTCTTGTAACCCAATGGAGCAGGCACTGAAAGCTGTGTATAATCACTGAAGTTTGATGTTTGATCCATGCCATCAAATGATTGTCCAATGTACGGGATAGGCCGCCAAATGGTGTCATTGGCACGGGCCATTGTTACACCATCGGTGTTGTATGTGTTTACGTTTTTACTTAAAACCAGCTGATCTTCAAAACCAAGCATTACATCTTCAAATGCTACTACTTCTTCTTTGCTAAATGCGTTAGACATTTAATTCACCTTTTAATTTTTGGATTTTAACATTTGCTGTCGTCGATAAGCGGTTACTTTACTATTGTCACCTGTTTTATAGGCTTCAGCTCTCAATCGTTCTAATGTTGAATCATTAACACCGGCTGTCTTTCCGCCTTGAACTCTCGTTTCTGGGGCAGGTTTTTTACTTGATGTTACTTTCATCGTTTTCTCCAAATCTTTTAACGCAATAGCAAAAAGAATCGGGTCAGTAATTTGTGACAGTTCTTTTGCCCTTTGAGTGTTCTTTCCTAACGCATATATGGCAACAGCCGGATCAGCAGCGTATGAGAGTATCAATGTTTGCTGTAACTGGTTAAACGTATCTGCTACGTTTTCTTCAGCGTCTGCAAAGTCACTAACCTTTAAACTAGCTTTGGCCTTTTCGTACGTCTCAAGCTTTTGTGCAAATTGTTGCTTAACTGCATCTTGCTCTTGTCGTGCTTTGGCTTCTTGCTCTTCTAAAGCTCTCTTTTGCTCTTTCCATGCATCTAGCTTTTGCTCAAAAACTTCAGGATCATAATCAATCCCTTCATCTTCAAGTCTTGGCTTTTGCCCTAAAGTAATCGGCTTTTCTACTGCTTTCACAGCGTTAAGCTTTTCCTCAAGTTCTCTAATGCGCTTTTGGTCTTCGCGGTTTTTCTTCCGCAATTCCCGTACCCAATCAGGCGCTTTGCTGTCTTCAGAGGTTGGCGATTCCTCATCACCTATGGAAACCGTTACTTGTTCTAGTTCTTCGCTTTCTTCAGTTTCTGGAATTTCTTCCTCTACTGCCTCAACCTCTAAACCTTCTTCAATCTCGATTTCTTCGGTGTCTACTGCCTTATCATCTAACATTTTTTTCTGCTCACTTTTAAGCTAGTGGATGCTGTTAATATATACACTACTGTATAGTCATACAATTGTCAATTCTTGTTTAACGTGTCAAGCAAATAATCAGGCATTGATAATATACTCGCGCCAATAGATGAAGGAATTTCTATACTCATAGCACGCAATGCCGATAATTCTGGATTCCTGCTATCATCCATTGATTGTGAAAAGTCTTGTATCTGCTTCATTCGCTGCTCATAAAACGGTATGAATTCGGACAATACTGGAGCGACTGAATTAACAAATGCAGATTCTATTTTCTTACCTGTTTCTGTTTTCATCGCCTCGGCATCAGATATCTGCTTATCTATTCCTGGGTATTCATTCATTTTCCCAGTAGCAGCTAATTTTGCTGCCATGATTCCACGTAAAACATCGCCAGCACCTACTAATGAAGAAATGTCAGATACTCCTTTATAAAATGGCGTGTTTTCATAGGCCGCTTTCAGCATTTTTCGTTTATTTCGTTTATCTGCAAATTTATATATTTGCTTGGCATTTTCTCCATTTAAAGCCTGAATTCCTGATAAACCCAATCCTGTTAATCCTGTTGCAGCCATTACAGGAGTTGTAGCGCTTCCGGCTTGTCCTCTTACTATTTGCTGCTCTGGAGGTGTATCAAAATCAAGGTCAGGATTCCTATCTATACGCTCCTTCATTGATAAGCCAATACGCTTTTGTGTTTGCCTTGCCTCTTCTTCTCCGGCTAACCTTGCATAAGATTCATAGTCATTGCCTGGCATCCCACCTTTTGCGAATCCTTCAATATTTTGTATTCCATGCTGCAATTCATGCAATGCAGTTTCTCTTGCTCCATCCTGAAAATATGTAAGACGCTTTTCACGATTTAATCTTTCTGTAAAGTTTTTTACAGTCCTATCATAATCTTTAACAAAGTCATTAGAATTTTTGTAGGAGGTTTCGCCATAGTTTTCATCGAAATAATCAATGCCACTTCCAGGTTCTTTTAATTTTTTTAACTCTTTCTCTAGCCTATTTATTTTTTCTAAATTATCTGAAAATTTAACTCTCGAACCTATTGTTACTTTATGCCCATCCTCTCCATTATAACTGCCACCACCGCCATCGTTTTCAAAAAAAACTTCCATTTTTTCGTTAAATAATTCTGGATAAGCTTTTTTTAAATCAGGGTGATTAAATACCTCGCCGTTTGCATTTTGTACCCATTTGTCTAAATCAATAACTTTCCCTTCCTCTATCTCAAATTCAAAATCGCCAATTTCTTGCCTCCATTTACCATCTACACCACGATGGATTGGCGTTCCGAACTGATAGCCTGTAGTCTTTCTGATAGCCTCCATTGGCGCTCCTTGCTTCTCCATTGCTTGCGCAACTTCCAAAGCTGCTTTGTTAAAAGTCTTAGCGCTTTGCCCTATCATACTTGCATCTGCTTGGCTACTACCTAATAACCCTCCAGACGCAACTGCACCAGTAATTACTGCCATACTTGATGCGTTTTTATTCCTTTTAATATCGTCTATCTTGCTGATTATTTTAGATAGCTTACCCATATTAAATACCTAATATGTCTTTTAATCCGCTTTCAGCTAAATCGTTTTCCAGTTGTTGCGCCTCTGCTTCTGCTTGTATCTTCGCTGAATTGGCTTTTGTTTCTTCAGCTTTTGCAATAGTTAGCAATGTATTTGCCCTTGCACCTGCCGCCTTCGCCTCTGCCTCTTCTGCCGCTGCTTTCAGGTATTCTGCCTGCGCATCAGGCACTTGGTTAGCCTGCTCTGCCTGCAGCTCTTTAATCTCTTCCTCTGTAGGCTCAATAACTCCCATCCTAACAAGCTTGGCTCTAAAGTATTTGCGCGCATCTACAATACCTTCACCTTCCATGTTTATCATTGCCATGCCTGATAACACCTGCATAGTTTCAGGATCTGAAGTAACCTGCATCATTTCAGTTAATGCTCTTACAATTGCATTGCGTTTGCTTGAACTTGACGGGCCTACATCAACAAACACGTCAAAGTCGGCCTTTGATAAATCGTTTTCGTACTCTTCGCCGTTTTCAGTCATGACCGGTTTGTATAGTTGCGCTTGGCTTACTTCACCATCCTTTGAAATAGTTTTCATCTTGCGCCCTGGCTCTGTCAGTATCTCCCGCGCCATGCCTAACCATATCTGGCCGGCACGCTTGATAGCCTTGGCAAAGTTAGAAATATAGATATACGTTTGCATATCCAATTTATTCTGAATTAACTCGATTGCTGTACCTGAAATATTCGATTGCATCTTTTCCGCTGCTTGCTGATTGCCAAGTATTTCCTGCATATCAACTTCAGTAATCTGTAACAATGCAGCCATTGCTGGCGGTATCTGTGGCGACCTTGTATAAGCAACAGGGCCTTGCAATACCTCGTTTCCGTTCATGTCATGCGTTGGATTAATCAATAAATATGGATAGTCCTTAATGTTATCCTCACCCCACATCAATTGATGACCTGCAATCTGTTCAGGCGAAAGAATAGGCTTTTCAACACTAGATAATGCAGCTATCTCGGCAAGCTTTGACATTTGCATGTTCTTCAATCGCTGCGAATCTTTAGCCAGTCTTACATGTCCCATGCATCGCTCTACGCCATCAATAAAAAAACGCTTACCATACACAGGAACAATAGGAATATTATTCCCGGCAATAACGCCGCAATCCTCCAGAATTTTATCGCCGCTCATAATGTACTTATGAACCTTTTTCACCTTGATCTTTTTGGTTCTTACTTCTTTGTAGCCTTGTACTAATAAGCTTTCTAGTAATGTTTCATCAGCTTCAAACTCTGAATCTCTATAAGATTCTTCTTCACCGACTAACGGCTTGAAATAGCGTACTGTTTCACGCTTAATCACTACCTTGTACGCTTCAGCAATATAAATAATATCTGGTGTAGTCCAGTCAAATTGTGTTTGCTGCACGTCCTTTTGCATTGTTGCGATTTCTTCTTGATAGGTATCTGTGTATTCCTCAGGTGTCATTCCAGACAAAACAAAACAATACTTGGCATCAGATTTATCTTGTCGCTTTGCGTTCAGATCAAAAAACACACATGAATCAGCATCGGTTATAGGTTCAAACCTAATCCGCTGCCTTTCGTCGTCATCATCCAGTTCGTTCTCATACTCACACACAAGACGAAATGCACCAAACCCACCACCTACAGCCTCTTCAAAGGCGTTATCATAGGCTTCATCCGCTACAGAGTCCTGTTCATCGGCCCGATACAGCCCGTCTAACGTATCGCATAGCTTGTCTTGTTCTTCGCCCTCTTTCGGAACAAAATCAACAGTTATCCTATTATTCCTGTACTCGGAATAAATTCTATTTACGGAAAGAGCCAGCTTATTAATTTCAATTTTTGGCTTGTTTTCAAATTGCTGCGCTAAATTGCCTTCATATTGCCCACCAGTAATCCATAAAAATCTTCTATCCTGCAAACACTGCATTCTTTCATCGCGCATTGCAGAGCTGATATTGTCGAACACATCCAACAACTCGGCATGGATCTTTTTCAGTCTTTCTTCTTTTGTCATGCTCATAATAAACCTTTAGAAATAACTTAGTCTTGCCATTGGCTGAATGTTTACTGGTTTTGGTGTTGCTCTTCTTGCGCCTTCACAAGCGTACCGGATTGCGTCAATAATATGGTTGTTCTTGTCTTCAAGTATCGGCAATACTAATGCGGTATCTTTATCAATCTTGTAAGAGTAGTCGGTTAATTCCTGAATGGCGTTTTTGCATCTTGGATGCACGATAATCTCAAAAGATTGTAGCCACTCAATACCTTCTTCCACACTTCGCGCACCTTTCACGCTCGGAAATATATTCTTGAATCCATTCTTTTTTAAATGGCTAATTGTCTCAGGTCGTGAACTATCAGCGACCATCGGCCACTTCTCACAGTCTGGAATGGTCATGAACAAAGCGGGCGTGTTTACTATCTCGCATCCTATTTGATAGGCCTCATAATCAATAAACAGTTTTTTACCGACTATATGGCAACGTACAGCAACAGTTGGATCAACACTAAATCCCCAGTCTGCACCGATACGATGAATAGCATCTAAAGGCGCTTCAAACTCTCTTACAATCCAATTCCTGAACACCCTAGCTTCACTATTCTGCAAGTAGTTTCCTTCCCATATATGCGAATACTTACCTGGATCAAGTGTTTTTTGTGCGTGTATTCTTTGCTCTTCCAATTCCCTTGGAAACCACGGATTGTCGCTGTAATTCATTTCAACAATCATTGACCGTGGCGGAGGGTTCTCTATAAACCGATTATCAACGGGTGAGCCTTTCTTTTTCCTGTTCCAGATAACCCATATTTCAGATTTTGGCGCTCGAATGGTTGGCTCTAAATCAGTCCATGATTGCTCTGCTACGTCTTCAGCTTCTTCTACAATGCAAATATCAATCTGTGCCATTGATTTAATAGATTGAGTATTGTGCCTTAAGCCCTTAAACAGAAACTCTGTGCCATTTTTTCCACGTAGATAATCAACCCCTACATCATAATGGGATTCAAGCCACGGTTCGGACTTTATCGCGTTTTTTAATTCGGCATGGAATGACTCAGTAATAGAGTTTTGAATATCACGCGTGCAAAGTATTCTAAGCTGCTCAATGTATCCGAATATTGCTGCCATCTTTGCAAATGAAAACGACTTTCCTGATCCACGTCCACCATATGTTCCTCTATAGCGTAATTCGCCGCGAGGATAGGCAAATAGTGGTATTAGCTTTGGGGGAAGGTTAACTGTTACTTCCATCACCGGCTACCAGTCTTATCGTTGTTATAGTTTCAATTGGCTTTCCATCTTTACCGCCAATTTCAAGCTGTTGTCTATCTCCATATTTTTTCGGCATTATCTTTGATAAATACCACTTCCTTACATCGACTCTTAACCGCGCACGTTGGATAGCATCATTATTGACTCTTAGCTGTCCATTGCCATCTTCTTCATAATCAAGTGAGTTATCATCGGCAATATCAAATATATCCTCTGCCAATGCTTCAGCGGCCAATTCTTTTGCTTTCGCGTATTGCTCATTAAATTCTGGCTTTTCAGTAAGCCATCTAAAAATTGTGCCAGCTTCAGGCATATCATCAGATTTACAAATAGTTCTTACACTTTCACCAGTGGCAAGCCTTGAAATGAAAGTGTGTACTAACTCATCTGTATATAATGAAGGTCTTCCCGCTGGCATTGTATAAAACCTAGTGTTGTTTTATACAGTATATCATTATAAGAATAATTATTGTATATGGATATTTTATTAAGCCAAAGGCCTCATTAGTAACGATTTAACGTCTGTTGGTATTTGATATAGAAGCGATTCTTTGCCGTGCGAATCGTCCATATTGCTGTATACGTCCTGCTCCTCTGTAGTGCCTTTTTTTGTTTTGTTGAAATAATACCAGCGCAATCGAAAGAATTGTGCTTTATTAATGCCGGTTTTTTCTATGATTTCTTCAGTTGTTTTTCCGGAATAAATCATTTCACCGATTGATTTTATCAGCACATCATCAAACTTCTTCTTCCTGAACTCCCTTTTTTTGTATATTAACTTTATCTTGCAAACTGCCTCGACATCCACAACCCTAACGCCAAGCTGTTTGGCCGCGTCTTTCCTGCTAACTCCATTTTCTACTAAATCGCGTATTTTTATTACAATCTCGTCATCATCCGGCAATAGCGCAAATTTAAGTTTAGCCATGTTTCTGTAATAAAATTTAGCTGCCCCGCCCTCATGCGTGTAGCATAACTCCTTACTTACATCTGCCCACTCCATACCTTGCTGCCGCATTTCTTCAATCTTTTTTAGCTTAACCATCATTTCGTCCATTTTTTTACTTCCTCAGCTTTCACGGTTACGCTTTCTGACTGACTGGCGCGAATCATGTCCTGATCTATTGCGTACCTGATAGCAGCTAGTTTGGCTTTATCTTCATTACGCGCTGATATGTTAAAACGCAGCGTTGTTGATCCTGTGTCTATTTCTATTTTGTACAGCATGTTAGCTCCATGACGTATTTTTTAATTGATTTGTGCTGTTCAGCGGTAACCCAATAGCATTTTTTAACGATGCCTTTTTTGTTTTGTCGCTCTTTGAACGCAGCCTGTATTTCTGTATTTGTTTTAGCGGCATTTTGAGCCGCTTTTTTGGTCTTAGCCTGCATAATCAATTTCAACTGTAACAGTTACGCCGTTACGTTCTCCTACACCGATGTATATGCCAGCTGCATCATTGCGTTCAGCAACCTGATTAGATGCGTTTTCGTACGCGCGAGACAATGCGCGTTCAATTTTCTGTTCGTTTTCAATGTATGTTGAGTAATTTACATCGCTAGACGTAATTACAACCTGCGTAAATCCAGCGTATTTTGCATCAACTGCGAATTCATTACCGTTTACGTTTACTGTGCATTTTACTATTTTCATTTTCTCTCTCCTGTTGTTTTGCTATCTGATGTGTTCAGTATAGCTACATTAGCGCTAATGTAAGCAAGAGAATTATTACAGTTTTGTAATGTTTAGAAAATTTGCTTTGAGATTAATAGATTAAAATGATGTTTTGATAGAAAGGCTGTAGAAGTAACCAAGGCACGTTTGCACCTTGGCTGGGGTGATGGCAAATCAAACTGACAACTCGCAATTGAATGAGTGATTCGGGAAATCCATCTGCGTTACATCAACGCGTTTAATTTCTCACGCCTCACCTCTAAATGCAAGCAAAATTAGTTATTAACCCACGATTTATCTGAATGTCTAAATTTACACATGAAATCAGCAAACGAAATATCAATCACAACTACGTCAATCCTCATACGTGCAAACAGGATGTTTATCTCTACAATGTGAAATTCTAGCCTCATTCGCTTGCCCCTGGCATACACCAGTATGAACCAGTTGAACCGGCTTTAATTCGTAACCCTACATCATCTGGATTGACGCAATGAC